TACTTGGACTGCGCTGGGAGACCTACAGATCTTCAATGCAAGCGTTCCAGAATCCAAGTCTGGTGAAGACGCATTTTCCAAGCCCGCCCGCATTGCCAAGTACCGATTCAATAACCCGACCCCGCCTCCGACTTCGGCAGAGCTAATCCCGACCCTCGAACAGGCCAAGCAACAGGCCGAAACAGCCGTATCAGACTTCTTAAAAGCCAGCGACTCTGTCCTAAAGGACAAGCTGGCCCGCATTTCAAGCAACCCACGGATGGAGCAACTGGCAAAGGTAAGGGCTTTGGAGAACACGAGGAAAAAGTCGGCAGAGGTAAAGGCCAATGTGGAACGAGCCTTAGACCTCGTTGGTAAGGGAGCTTGGTTTGGAAAGGACACAAAGCAGATCCCCGCTTATGTCGTAGGGGTTGAGCTAAACAACCGCTTCCCCCACGCCGAAAGTCGGCAGTACCTAGTCCTCCAGACTTCTGGGTTTGAGAACAAAGTCCGAATCCCGCTACAGGCATCGGAACTCGCTCACGTTAATCCTTTCAAGATTTCTTTAGACAAGACACCTATCGGCGAAAACGAAGCTCCTACTCGTGACCCAAGCGTAGACCCACTAAGTTTGCCAGTTGGCATTTATCGCAACACGGACGGATCTGGTCTGGTCGTTTTTATGCGCGGGTCTCGCCGTGTAGACGTGGACACTCTTCCCCCAGAACAACTGCGAGAGGTTAATGCAGTTGCATACGAGATGGCGGTTCAGATGCACGAGAGCGGAATGGAAGAATCTGAGATCGAGAACCGAGTATTCAACGAGGCAATCAACAAGGTGCTTACTACTGGAGATAACGCCTTAGATCCAGATTCTTGGAATAGATACGTTGAGGAAAAGATGCCTGAAAGCCGTAAGGGTGACGGATTCGGCAAGACCTACGATAGATCAAGGCAGAATGCGACCCAGAGAGACCAGTTTGTGGTCGAGGGCAATCTCCTCACAGGAGCGAATTTCGTTTCCTCTATGTTCGGGGCTAATGTCCCAGCGGCGGTCACCACCTTCACAACCAAGGATGGTGGCAAGACAACTGGCGTAGTGATGCCCGCTGGGGTCAACTCCGACAACCTAGTAAATCTCAAAGCAGAAGTAGCCAAAGGCCAAGGATCCCTGCTTGGCCCAGTCGGCAAGGTGATGGACAACATTATCGACGAGGAAGGTAAGCCTCGGTCTGTGGTGTTCAGCGATGGGTCAATGATCTCTGGGCAAAGTCTCTACATTCCAGACAAAGCATTCCTCGATGATAAGAACGAGGGTTACAGGAAAGAGGCATTAGACAACAGCAACGCCATCGCAACGATGATCGTGGCTAAAATCAATCAAGGACATGATGCTTGGATGTATCGAGGACCAAAGAATGGGTTCTCGCTACGCTCAAGGGGTCTACGCCGTGAGGCTGGTCAAGGCCGAGCCAAAGAGCAAGTAGTCGAAGGATTCTTGACCGACGATAACGCAAAAGACTTCGCACCAGAAGGAGTCATCGGAAGAAACATTCGCTACAAGGCGATGAAAGCCTCGGATGACGGATGGCTCGAAGCTGGAAACTTGGGCGAAGACGAGATCCACGAGAACTTATACGACTACGCAATAGCCTTACAGGCACAGATTAACCAGCGTCACGGCCAAAACACCAAGGGCGAGCTGATTGAGAACGTACCTAACTTCATTCTATCTGCCGTTGATAACCGCATTAAGCAGATGCAAGAAGAAGCCAAGAGCCGTGAGACCATTTCTAAAGATGCTCCGATAAGCGGGACATTCAACGAAGAGGGCGATGTCGAACAAGAAGAAGCTTCCGTGGGCGACTACATGGCTCAAAAAGAAGCCCCAGAATCCAACAAGGAACTCTACGACAAGCTCGAAAAGGTACTGGCCTCTCTGGCCGATTCAGACAGGAAGATATTTATGATGTATGTCAGCGGGGCGAGCTATCAGCAGATCTCCGAGACTCCCGAAGCCTACAAATCTAGGAATGTGGGTAACCTCGATGGAGAAGTCGCCCCAGACAGATCTTGGACGTTTAAGCATATCCAGAGCCTCAAAGGCCAGCTCGCCAAGTACGCAAATTTCCTAGGGATCGAAGCCCCTACAGCAAGAGAAGATCAAGACCCTAATGAAGCCAGCCCGATGGAAGGCTTTAAGGCTATCGAAGAAACCAAGGGTCAGATGACTTTGTTCTCTCGTGGTCTGGTGAGCTACTTGGACAAAAACGCTGGAAATAGCGTCCTGTTTAGGGATCTCCTCACAGCCGTTGCGAACGAGCCAGACGCCCTGCCCAGCCAGAGAGCCTTGGCAAAACTGCTTACTACGCCAAACACCAAGCAAAGCATGATGACCGCTGGGCTTTATGTGCCAGCCGAAATCAATCCAGATCCGAGCTTTGTAAGGTCGTACTACAAGCCATCCAAAGAAGGCAACGGAATGGTCGTATTGAGCCTTAATGGAATCAAGAACAGCGGTGAACCGATTGAAACAACGATCCACGAATACAAGCACGTTCTGACTCACAACCTTTTAGTCAAAGAAGGAATCGGTACGGCAACAGGCAAGAAGGAGCTGGATAGACTTGTCGAGTACGCAAACCGCCCAGATATCGAGATGGATGCAGAAGGCAATCCCCTGCCCTTGGCAAGCGGAAGCAAGGGCGGATACAAACCACTCAAAGCTCTGATTAAGGCCTATTTGGCGGCCGTCAACGCATCCAAAGATACCGCTGGCAACCCTGTGGCAGACGCTGTTTTCGGGACTGGATTGGCATCTACCTACGATGTGACCTTGCACATGGCCCCATACGAATGGGCTATTGGACAGGATGGTATCCACATGAAAGCTGAGATCACCAGCGAGAACACCTTCCCTCTCCTCAAGTATCTAAAGGATCAAGGGCTTGAAGGAACACGACCAATGGGTCGGAACTCTGGAATGAGCCTTGTGGCCTCCAAGGGATCCCCAGACTTTGTGTTCTTGAACCAGACCGACGAGGAGGCTTTGGAAGGAATGGAAACAAGCGGAGTGCAAAACACGACCCTTGTTCTGACCCCAAGTGGTATCGAAAAGCTCCGTCAACAGGATCTGGAACCACTCTTTTACGCTTCCTATAAGGTGCGTGCCTTTGCACCGATGTTCAGAACAAAGGTTTCAGACATCCAGACTGACCCGCAGAAGGTTCGCTCGATCTACTACGGCCTTGGAAACATTCACGAATTTGTCACCGAAATGTACAGCGACAACCGATTCCAAACCGAGATGGCCTCGATACCAGGACAGGCTGGAATTGAGATTAACGGAAACCTCAAGGAGTACATGCAAGCCTTGGCGGCCGAACTTCCTCAAGAAGCTAGGAACGCAATGATTCAGAACTCGGCAATCAAGCCGACCATTCTGACCCAAGGGCAATCGGCCGCTTTGGAACTATCCAGTCAGCCGTTCGACTTTATGAAGATGGTTGAAAATCTTCGCCAAGGGAACGTCGAGAAAAAGCTGGAACAGGCCACCCTGTTTGCCCGAGGCATCAAAATCCAAGACAAGGACAGGAACAACATTGATGTCCTAAAGACCAAGCTCCTACAGCTACACAAGAAAAAGCACGGATCCTACCAGAAGGAAGACGACGGCTATTATCGTCCGATACCTCCCCAGCAGTTGTCGTCACAAGAGGAAACTCTTTACACGATGCTGATGAACAAGGCTCGTGAAGAGAAATGGCCTGGGATCGCCTTCCAGTCAGATCTCATGCAAGTGGAGACAAGCACAAAGCCAAAGAACCTTGTCCTAGAACAGCAGTCGGCAGTACCAGAGGTCGAGGTTCCCCAGATGGAGCAACTCTCCCTATTTTCACGAGGACTGATGGAGGTTACATCGGCGTTAAGCCAAGAATCCCCAATGGCAAAGGCAGTAGAGGCTCTGCCTAGAGGCGGTCTTTATGGGCAACAAAGAGAGGATGCTTTCACAGATTTCATGCAAAACGCAATGCTTCCAGAGTCGTTTGAGGCAAAATATAAGGGCAAAGGATTGAGTCCAGTTAAACTGCGAGCCGAGTACCTCAAGCAAAATCCAGAAGCACTCAAACGATTGTTGTATAAGGAGAGCGGTAAAAACCCAAGCGGTAAGCTCTTTTCACGAGGCCTTCGTATGCCAGAAGAAGAGCCGATCAACAATGGATCGCAACAAGCTCCGCTCAATGACCTATTGGCTCGATTCTTGGGTGCGTCTGGAAGCGTCATTACCGACGAAGAAATCGACGCTACCAACCAAAGGGCATCCGAAGAGAACGCTCCTTACGAAGTCGGCGCACCCTATGTAGGCCAAGATGTCCGTAGTGCTGGCCCATTTGCAAACGATGAGTTCCGCAATGTTCAGCGGGTAGCCAGAGAAATGCGTCGACCTATTGATACCATTGAGACCGACGCATCCGTTCTGGCCGCCGCAAGAGCCTTGGTCGCTACTCACAAAGACCAGCTCTATGCAGATCTACTTGAAGGCACTCTTGAGACATCAGCAACAAATCAAGCGGCGGTTTATCTAGCCCTTTCCGAAGATGCAAAAAACGCCAAGACCCCAGAGGATCTTCGCAAAATTGCAATTCTTACCATGGCGAACGACATCAAAAGAACGAATTTAGCAAGGGCAATGCGTATTGGTCGTGACAGCCAGATGACAGCAGAGGAGCGGAATCGGTCATTCTTTAATGCTGAACTCTACAGAAGAAGCCCAGATTCAGACGAATTATATAGGAACGCAATCTCTCCCACCCTCAAAAAGAGGTCGATGGAAGCAAATGACGAGCAGATCCGACTCCTTCAAGCCGAACTGGATAAAGCCAGAAGCCAAGCTGGAGAAGCCTTCAACGCAAACGAACAATGGCAGAAGTGGGGAGCCTATATGGAGGCTCGGATTAAGGAATACCAAGACGCCAATCAAGCGTGGGCGAATCAGTTGGATAAATATCAAGTCCTAGAACAAGAATCCGCCAAGAAGATCGAAGCCCTACAGGCAGAGTTGGCCAAAGCAAACACAAGCCTTGAGCAGATGGATTGGGATACTGCCCAGCTTAAGATCCGTGAAAGCAAGTCGGCTCAAGACGTTCTGGATACAGTCCAAATGTCTGCAAATGACGCCGAGGCGATCCGACTTGTGATGGCTGGGATGGTTCCAATGGCGGCCGCTAAACAAGCTGGAATCAAGCCAGCCAGAGTGATGCAGTTAATGAAATCTCTTGAGACAAACACAAAGCAGAGGTTTGACCAAGTAGCTGGAGAGCTTGCGACCCAAGGGATCACAAGAAGCCAGTTGAAAGCAAAGTTGACCGCATTTGCCAACGGAGCATCCCTGCGGTCTAGGGGTATCGAAGCCAACCCAGAAGAGGCCCCCCTCACCAAAGAAGAGATTCTGGCAGAGATCGTTTCGGCGATGGGATTTGACTACGCAGGGCAGTCAGACACCTCTGGCAAGACCGATTGGTACAATGTTGACGGCAAAAGCTCATTGTTTGACTGGAGAAAACCAAGCCACGTCGGACTGGCCATGCAAATGGTTCGTAGGTCTCAAGGCAAACAAGCGAGCGTCGGCGATGCGGTATTTGAAGCCCACGTTGCCCTGCTTGTATCCAGCACATCGACCCAGCTTGCCAACGTATCGAAGACCCCTTTCGTGGCCTTTAACCCATTCTATCGGATGGTTGAGGCTGGGATGTCTTACCTCATGGGCAAGGCTGGCCTCAATGTAAGACTTCCAGACGGAACGATTGGCAACCCATACGCCAGCGTATCGGATGTTGTGAACGGAGCCACCGATGAGGCGAAACTCGGATTCATGGCTATGTTGCCTTCCTTAATCAACGGATTGCGGTACGCCCGCTTGGCATTCAACACCGAGAAGCCCTACTACAACATCGACCATACCGATGCGACCCTGCTGGACGAAGGCGATCAGAAGTTTTACGAAAACGATCCAAAGATCCCTGGCTCTTTTGGAAAGAAAATTCGCTTGCCCCTGCGGGCTCTTTTGGCGGCCGACGAGTTCGCTAAATCATTCACGGCAGAAACACTCGTAGGATCTATCGCATTCAGAATGGCCAAGGCCAAAGGCCTCAAAGGCCAAGAGATGGTTGACTATGTGCGGAACCAGATCAGCGAGTTTGGGTCTGACTCGTGGAGGATTGCGGTAGAGCGGTCTTCTCGTGAGACCCTTAACGAGGACGTAGCCTCAAACGAAGAGGAGCCGTTTACATTCAAGAGGGCTGGCAAGGCGATCCCTCGGGCTTTGAATAAAGTTAGCAAAGGCATATCCGCCGCCTCCCAGAGCCTCGAAAACTGGGGCTTTGACCCGAGTAAGGGTGGAGCAAGAGCTGTCACGGCCCCTGTGGCCTTCGGTGGGTCGATGGGATTACAGATCCTTCGAGGCCTTACCTTGTTCGCTCGGATCTCGTACAACGTGCTGGCAAGAGGGATGGCCTTCACCCCTGTAGGACTGGCCGATTCAGCAATCGGAGCGATGAATTCAGTCAAAACAAATAAAGAAGGCCAGAGGTTTATGGATCTGACCAACTACGAAAACGCCGTAGCTGGCTTGACCGAGGGAGCTGTTGGAACGGCTATTCTGATGGCTCTGTTTAGAAGCATGGAGGGAGACAAGGACGACGATAAAAAGTTCCTATTGATTACTGGCCCCGCCGCCCAAGCCGATTCCGCTGGCAGAACCACTCGGTACGGAAACAGATCCTATATGATCCGAGTTGGCGACAATGAGTTCGATGTGAGCAGAATTGAGCCGTTTGTGACCGCTATGGGCTTTGGTGTTGCATTGGCAACAGCAGTTAAAGATGCGGTTCATCGTGGTGGTGGAATTGCTGTCTCTCAAAACCTTGTTGGAGATTTCAGCAGAATCCTTACCCAGAAAACATTCGGAGGACAGCTTCGTACAGCAAAGACATTGTTCGTCGACTGGAACGTGGTTGACCCTGTTATTGATTTTGCATCGGTATTTACAGCCCCTCCAATCGCTAGGGGTCTTGTGGAAGCCTCAAAAGATTATGTATCCAGAACTGCATCCGAAGAGCCAAGCCTGTTAAACAAAGACAGGATGCTGTCAAAGTTTGCCCCTGCAATAGGAGCATACCCTTCAGCTACTGGATATAGGACTCCATACGCTTACGACTACGAGGGCAAAAAGGTTGTTAAGCCGTTCACAGAGGTCGTGCCAGACACCAAGGCTGGGAAGTTTGCCAAGTTTGCACTTAGGAATCTCTCCCCTGTCGCCGTCTACAAAAAGAAGCCCGCCTCCAAGCTCAATCGGTTTGTCGAATCGTACAACAGGCAACAGATCTCAACAGATGGAAAGACTTGGGTTCTTAACTCACCCAGAGCCGAGATCACAGATCCCTACAGCAAAAAGAAGGTTCGGTTGACCCTGCGGGAACAGGAGACACTCAACTCCATTGTCCAGCCCCAGCTACAGGCCTTGTTCGAGGTGAACATTACCGAAGCCGATATCGCCAACCCAACCGACAAAAAGAAGCAAAGAATTCAAGATCTAGCCTCTAAGCTCCGCAACAAATACGAGGAACAGATTGTCCGTCAGAGATATGCAATGGGCGACGCAAAGCAGACAAAGTAGTCGCACCCCTCGCCATTGATGGTTGAAATCCAATATGGCTGAGAATCAAGTAGATAACCTCGTAAAGAAGGCCGAAGAACTGGAGAAGGCTATTGATTCTGCCCGAAGTGGGCCAAACGCTCGGGCTTTGGGTGGTGGAACCCCTACTGCGGTTGCCTTCCCAACAGCCTATAAGTTGACCGAAGAGCAAGAAAAGGAGCTGGTTCGCCACGCATGGGAACGCCTCCGCAAGCTCGAGGTAGAGATGGGGCGAAGTATCGTCCGCAATACTGCTTACAACACCAACCCGACCTCGTTGATGGCCTTCGAGACATTCCTTGGTCGCCGTCAGATCTTTGAGTGGATCTACGAAAACAATGTTTCTTGGCGTCCAGCGGTAATGGGAGGGATCTTCGAGCAGAGCAATCTTATCGTGCCTGTCACCCGCCGTATCGTTCGGCAAATGATCGCAAAGGCACAGAAATACTTCCTTGGCACAGATCCTTGGTTCTCTGCCCTGCCCGAAGGAGCGGCCGATCGGGACATCGCAGACAAGGTTGAGCGATATGCTCGCTACAAGTTCAACAGGCTTGGGGTGAAGGATGCCATGGCGATGGCCTTGCAACTGGCCTTTGTCCGTGGCGAATGCGTGGTCAAGACGACCCACGTTAAAAAAGAGCAAGTCTATCAGCGGAATGCCAAGGTTCTGGTGGATCTAAACGGCCAGCCAATCCTCGCAACGGACGGAGATTTCATTACCGATAAGGACAGCTTTGTCCCAGCCCAGAACGAGATTGGCGAACCTATTATGCTTTTGAGGCGGGATATGGCCACGATCCAGCCCCCTGTTCCTGTGTTCATCGAGCAAACGATCAGCCGAAGGGCAATCATTTCAGAAGGCCCAACTGCCGAGCCTGTCTACTACCAAGACTTTATTTGCCCACTCAATGCAACCTCTGTGGATGATGCCGACTTCGTGGCTCACCTTTATGATGCTCCTGTGATGGAGCTGGCCGACCTCTACAACAAGAAAGGGTCGAAAAGCGAAGAGACCCCAGAAGAAGAGATGCTCCGAATCCAAGCGGCGATTGACCAGATCCGTCTATCAGCCACCGAGTCTGGGATCCCCAAGACTGGTGCTAAACAGGCCAGAACGGAGCGTGGCGAGGCGTATGAACCGAACAACACCTTCAACAACCCGACGATGGAAATTGCAGAATGCTATCTGCGGTACGATGCAAACGGAGACGGAATCACCGAAGAAATCATGCTTCTGCTGGATGTTCGCAATCAGCGGGCAATCTTCTACGAGTATGTGGCAAATGTGACCTCCGATGGCCGTAGACCTTTCACAGTAGTCCGAGTGAACCCTGTGGACGGACGCTGGTACGGAATGGGTGGAGTGGAGCAGTTCAAGACCTCGCAAGACTTCATGGATCTGACCATTAACCGCCTCAATTTCAGCCAAAGCTCAAGCGGGCGGGTCACATTCTGGCGTCCAGATGCGACCTTTGAAGGGTCTGCAAATCCCAATCTGATCCTCAATTCGGGAGGCACTTACACCCTCCGCCCAGGTTTTGCGGCCGCCGACGCCTTGACCTATGTGGCTCTCCCAGAGTCCAAGGAAAAGGATCTCAATTTCATGCTCCAATACTTCACCCAGCTCGTTCAACTTGAGTCTGGCGTGATGACTGGTGGCGACCAAGAGTTCTCTGGATTGCCATCGAGCAAGTTGGCTACTGGCATCCGAAGCATCGACCAAGCTGGCAACGAAATGTTCTCGCAGTACTTGATGTCCTTGGAGCCAGCCCTGTCTCAAGTGGTCAATCGGCTGGTCTTGATTCTGTTGGACAACATGAACAAAAAAGAAATGTTCAACTACTTGGAAGGCGATGCAGTCCAGCTTGTGACAATCACCCCAGAAGAAATTGCCGATATTAACATCAATATCCGACTCCTTCTGACTCGCTACCACGGAGAGCAACAGCTCCAGAGCAACGCTCAAGCGGCGGGTCTTGTCACCCAGTTCTATGGATTGCCCCCAGAAGTTCAGCAGAAGGTCGCCCTGTTCTACAACCAGAGCCTCAAAGCCCTTGGGATTGTGGATGCAGAGTCGATCATTCAGCCCTTTGCCCCGCCTCCCACCCAGAATGGAATCACTCCAGACGGACGAGTATTCGGCCAAGCTGGATCCCCTGGCTCACCCGCTCCTAGCGTTGGTGGAACAAAAAGTGTCCCTGTTGACGCTGGCCTAGCTGGCGGTAATCCGACACCCGCATGAGCGATCCAGCCAGCCAACTGGCACTCATAGAGCGGTTAAAAGACAATTCTGGGTACAACGAGTGGTACCTACCGACCCTTTCAAGGCATCTGGAAGGCCTTAAAGAGGCAGTTTTAGAGGCTGGGATTACCCCAGAAGAACGTCAAAACAGGCACTCGGCCTATATGGCAGTTAAGGAAGTGCTGGCTCTGGTTCCGTCACAGGAGGCCGCACTTTATAGGATTCTGCAAGGCCACGAATCACGGCCAGAGCCTCGTCGTAAGTAAAGAATTTATCCACAAACTTAACTAGACGAACCTTTCCGTCGGCCAGTACCTTGTGGGCGGTGCACTTATCTTCCGTAGTGTTGTGAAGGCAAACTTCCTCATAGGAAGCGGTTCCTGGGATTCTAACTCCTACGAGCAAGGTTGTGGCCTTACTTCCGCTCTTGTCGGCAAAGTCGGCTTCCTTAATAAGCTCAAGTGCCTTCTCTTTAGTTATGTCCTGTTCCATAATCATAAATATCTGAGAGTGCGTAAAGGAGGTCGAGACAACGGAGGCTTTGCAGTCTTCTGGCACAGGCCTGTCTACGTCGAGAACAAGCATCGAAATCCCATCCCCATTTTCTGGCTTGGCGTTCATTATCTTAAATGAGAACACCCCTTCCTTAAGCACCTTCTTAGCTTCTGCTATGTCATTGATCTTAGGGACGGAATGATGAAGGACTCCCTCAGAATCAACAGAATCGCCAACATAGTAAGTGCCATTAGGATCGTGTTTTATGGAGATAGAGACTCCTTCATTACCCCAGATTCTCGAAATAAACTCAATAGCGTCATTCAGCCCTATATGCTCTGGGGATTCAGCAAGGATCTCGGAGCGGAGATCTGTTACACTTGGAGGAAGAACAAGCCCGCTAGAAGCCTCCTCAGTAGTCCTCTTGAGCATCATCGTGGATTCATTCTCTCGAGGATTGTGGCGGAAGGCTTGCAGTAGTTTACCAGAATAGCTGTTCGGAATGCCGAGGACGGAGGAGGCGTAGGCGACAGGCCAGTCGTGTGATGAAAGTCCTTTCTTTGGCTTGAAATACCTCCGAAGCAAGGACTGACTTCCTTTTGAAGGATTCTGAATTGCCGAATCAAGTAGAATGCAGGAATCCACCAGCTCCCTTGCGGACACCCTTGAGATAGCAAAGATGCTGGAATGAACAATCTGTTGGTTTTGGATCATACTAAGCTGACCAAATACCCCGTTTCTTCTACATAACTCATCTTCAAGGCCTTCCTCAAGAAATATGTCCGTGTTGGGGTCTATTTTTACAATCACCCTTCCAGAAAGGCGGAGGCCTAATACAAGTAGCTCGTGGGTGGCTAGGCCACCCGAATGATCATGGTAAACGTCCTCGCTCGTCGTGTGAATGAGGTCTGCATAGTCCTCAAGCTCCTTTGGATGGATGCAGTTATTAGCTAAAATACCAAGGCGGCAGTCTGGATACTCCTCTTTGACGGATTTAGCCGTCATAACAGCCAGCTCCTTGTCCCCATCCCATATCTGCATTACAACGATCATTCCTTGCCCCATTTCCCTTTTGGACAGGCTTGGGACGGCATATGCAACTTGCCAACCCCACATCCACAAACTCTGCATCTTCCAGTACCCAAGAAAGCTGATGGATCGTAATACTCGCAACCAACACAGATATCCTTACGCATAGCAAAGGTTTCTGGGCTTACCCTAGTTGCGATGCTTCCGTCTGCTGTGGCCTTCTTGATGGCAGAACCGAGCGTCATCGCCTGTCTTAAGATCGACGGAGCTCTGTAAAATAACTCAAGCACAGGACGAGGAGACGCAAGAATGTCTCCATCCACAGAACACACCCAATCAGAACCTATCGTCTGGTAGGTTAAGGCATTAGGCTCATAGCACCTACCGATCATCCCCCTTTTCACAAAAGGCCTTAAGTGAGGCACGTCTTCCTTCATCGGAGCTTCAAAGAGATAGGCGGTTCTACTAGAACTTTCGTACTGAAGGGTCTTTGTCTGACCAAGCTCGAGCATGAGTTGATCTGCAGAATCTGGGTTCAACTTAAAGATTCGTCTATCTAACTCGAGGCACATAAGGCCTTGAGTCATCACTAGACTAGATTCGTTCCAAATGAGTTCGGTTTTGTTCATGTTTACTCCATTTCTGTGAATAGCTTAAATTCAAGAGTTAGGTTTATTGAGGCCTCACGCTTGTCCTCCTCGTGAGCGTCCCCGTAACAACCCATTTCCTCGTAATTGCTTATGACCTTGAAGGGAGCGCAAGTTGTGAACGGAGGGCACGGGTCGCACTCCCTTGAGTCATCCCCGCCACAATTACAACAACCGCAGTAGGGGTGCTCCTCCTGGCAAGTACCACTGCAACTAAGTTGCTTACAAGCTGGCCTTGAATCGACTGCTGTTACCGAATAGTCACAAGGGTCGCTTATTCCGCAAAGCACTGTATTACAACACCCAGTCGGACCTCCACCCTTCCCATCGCATCCAAAAGGACTGCAACAAACAAAATCAAGCTCACAATCAGCGCAGTGCTGAGTACCAGAACTTTTGGATGTATTGTAATAGTTTGTGCCACTTTTCGTCCCCTTACAGGTTGTTTCCTTCGTGATTGCATAGACTCCCCATAATGGAGTTTCAGTCGACCAGTCATCGCATTTGATGAATAGTGTTCCGACTTCCTTAGTCTCCCATTTAGTCGTCGAGTTGTCTGCGGGTTTTACGTTGTTCGCGCTTTCTTCGTTTAAGTAAAGTGACAGGGATCGTGAGTTGTCAGTAATGACGTCATCGGGGTCTAGTTGGGCTATCTCGGCATTCCACCAAAGAGTAAGATCCTCATCCTTGGTATCCATCGCTGTAGAAAGAGGGACAGCCGCAGTATTATAGTATTGAAACTCGGAATCTAACCCCACCCCAACATATTTTCCGATCTCCATAAAAACTGTGTACAAAGCATCACACCCTGCCTTTGCCGCTCCATTACATGGATTGTCTGTGTTGGGATATGGAACACACATTGGCAAGCAGTCGCATCTCATACCTAATTTCCCGTAGTTACTCTTGCAGTCTCCACACGAATCATCGCACTCACAGCCAGCGGCGGTGCTTTTGTCGTAACGGTCAAGACCAGCCATTCCTTGCGGGCATTCCCCTTCAACCGTCATAGTTATTCCTGTGGAATTCCATTTACCCTTATAGTTGTAGTAATTACGTCCTTCACCTTCCTTGCAATCATTTGAATAAGCATTTTCTGGACCACCTAAACCAATACCGCTAAAATCCCATCCATTATTGTTAAACAAAGCCACAAGACTTGGCCCAGAAGCAAACTCTGGCCGTATCATAGTCGAGTTAAATAAATCGAACGCCCGCACTCCACCTGGATACGCTGCGTAATAAAAATAGTTATAGTTAAAGTTGGTTTGTTGCAGATAGTCGATCATCAAGGAGTAGTATGTTTTGGCATCAGAGCAGTTTTCTACATTAATGACCTTTGTTTTAAGATTCTCCTCTAATGTGGCATGAAGCATTGCGCTACTGGTGATTGGATATGTAAGACATCCAGAGTTCAGCTTTATTTGCTCCTCTCCTTTGGCAATTTGTTGGATCTGCGGGATTGGCAATGGAGTAGGAACTGAATCAGTGATGGGATCACAAGTGGAATCAGATATCTTCATGTATGTACCCTTGCCACTTGGAGATGCGTGAAAGTAATTCCCAGATATATCAAGCGCCTTTGGTTCATCCCAAATGTCTGTCACTTGCTTATGCCTTCGTGCTGTCATGTCCATATTTCCAGCTATTGTAATTTTTGTCGTCTGAGTTTTGGACGCGCATGAAAGAGTAATAGTGCCACCCAAATCCACGCAACTTCCTGGAGGGCAACCCACAACCTGTTCTTGCTCCCACTTATACTCTGATGTCTCTACACCGCTACACTTCTTATTCGTTCGCTCGATTGAGTAGTTAACTGAGCCAGTAAGCGACACCTCCTTACACCGATTTAATATTGCGTGAGCGGTCTTTATTGGCACAGCTTTTAAGGTATGGGATCTTAGAAGTCTGTTATTTAGACTTCCGTCTTTTATTTCCTCCGCCTTGTCCGTAAACGCTACTGGCCGAACTAAAGTGCCAGAAGTAAATCCAGCTCCTTTTGGGATTTCAATCATTTCTGCTTTTATCCCTGCGTCCTTATTCTCTTCTTGCCAGTACTTAATCTTAAATTTGGAATTGGCTACTAGCGGGACATTTTCTGTAGGGATACAGGAACTATCTACACTTCCAACCTCTCGGTTCTCTCCAACTGCCCAAATGCGCCCAGAGCTAGAGAAGTGATATTTGTCGGCTTCGTAATCTTTTCTTTCTCGCCTGTTAGCTATAGCGATATCTGAATTGTACTCGATTTGAGGAGCTTTCTGGTTTTTCGTGTATCCAGATGTGATACAACCATACACCTCTTCACCCATGTCGGCCTCTGACGGCGTGTATTCAAGCTTGTCGTTATTTTTTAGCGTTAGGTTATAAATGCCTTTGCCATCAGACTGATCTGTTGGAGGAGAACTGGATATGGGTGTGTTCATGTCCCTACGGACTTCATAACCCCTCGGCCACTTGTTAAGGACGGACCCTTGAACTCCGACCATACTCCCAAAACGCTGGAAGGAAGTGCGTCTGCCCTTCATGAGGTTGTAATTAGAACCCCACGATATCCATTGATACACGCAGGGACGGCGATTGGGACAGAAAAGGAGCTTTGAATTACTGGGTAGGTTAAATTATGCCCAAATTTTGGAAACGGCCTCTGCTTTACAACAAGGCCAAGGAAGTGACGTACCTTCGTCTGCTCCGCAAGTTCGGCCTCTGGCTCAAACAAGGGCTTTTGAGTTGAGTACCCCTTGATTTCAGCGGTAGTTATCGCCGCATCTGTTACACCGCACTCAATATATACATAAGTCTTTGTCCCTGCTGGAGTTAGCGCTTCGTCAAGGCCTTGAACTTCAACTGTAGATCCGTAAATAAATGAGCCTTTAGGGCCGACATAATATTTTGACATAACGCTACCAGTAAACTTTCCTGGTCGGATCTGGAAAAATGCGTGCCAAGCAAAGAACTTGGGGGTGATAGTCCCCTCGCCAAAAAACCTCGCCCCTCCAGACCCAACAACATATCCGTAGCCAGACGCTGGGCTAACCCCTAGCGGGCCAAGGGATTTCATATTGCTCATGCTCAACTAATCCCCTCCAGATCCTATCCAGCAACCTCGCCTATCACTATGCGTCGCATCCACTAACAAATCTCTTCCGTTCTCGCTCTGAATCTTTTGGCTTATCTAATGAGCGAAAATAATACTCTGGCGCAAGCCGAGATAACCCCTCAAACAACGGGTGCAGAACCACAAGTTACTGCACGGACGGAATCTAACGTGGCGACACTTGATGAGCGTGCTTATCACGAACTCGTTCAAGGCTTAAAAGAATCGGCGGAACCCGCCCCGACTCCAGAGGCTCCCAAGGAAGAGCCTACGGCTGAACAAGCCCCTGCGGTTGAGGAAGCTCCAGTCGAAACCAAGGCCGAGGACGAAACTCAAGAATCAGAATCCGAACTTCCCGAAAGGGTGCGTATCGGAAGCTGGTCTGAGACTGAACGCAAAGCTCTCAAGATTCGGGCTAGGAATCCAGACCTCACCCTTGAGCAGGCTATGGCTATGGTCAAAGGAGAGGCGGAACCCGCCAAGGCACAAGAGGAGCAGTTTGTTGCTCCCGCCGACATTGAAACCAAGATCGACGAAGTAGCGCAGGCGAAAGCCGCCGCTTTTAAGAATCTTGAATTCGACAAGGTTGCCGAGCTTGAAGTCGAAATGCTGAAACTGAACAAAGAACTTCGGAAGTCTGAAAGAATGGCTACCGAACGTGAATCTGTACAGCAGACGCAACGTGCCAAGGGAATCGAAGAAGCAAAGGCTCGTGCCGTGGAGTTTTATCCCGATGCGGGCAAAGCCGATTCAGCCCTTGTTAAGAAGATGAATGAGATCTTCGACACGATGGTCGATACAGGGAATCCCCTCGTAAAAGACCCTTCGATGCCCTTCAAGCTGACACAAATGGCCGCTAATGAGCTTGGGATTGCACCTCGCAACCCTAGTGCAAAAGCACCCTCGCCAAGTGTCGCCCGCAAGGCTCCGTCTATTCAACCCGCGAGCGGTAACGCCCGCACAACTCCACAAGCCCCGCTTAATGCTAGAGATTTAGCCAACAAACTGGACGACCTAGAGGCGTATCAGCTCTTAATGGCGAAACTTTAGGGCGAGGCTTACAAACCCAAAAGAATAGGAGGATATTAAAATGGCTAACCTTTTAATTCCTACAAACAACGCGACGAGCGACATCTCGTCACAAGCTTCCAATTTTCTACCCGAACTTTGGAAGAAAGGGGTACAACTCTCGGAGGCTGCGGAGAATTTCTTTCAGCAGTTCGAGGGACCCACAGAAAGCTACCCAGTCATGTCCGTTCGGGACTTGAGCAAAGGTGCAGGGACGAAAATCACGTTCCGCACGATGGCTCAACTCTACGGCGAAGGCGTGCAGGGTGAAACACTCATCCAAGACAACACGGAAGACTTCCGAGTCGGATCTTATAATCTGACTGTGGATTTCTTGCGTCACGCTGTCTCTTACAATCGTCGGCTCGAGGAGAAAACTGCTCTCGCCAGCGAATTGAAGAGCAATGTTCCTGTGATGCTCGGCAACTGGCTCGGACGGATGAAAACCGAACGCCTCCAGAAGCTGTTCCTCCACAGGGGTACTGCGAAAAACTACTACCAGGCTAACGGAAAGGCCTCGATTGATGCGCTGACGCACTCCGATACCCTCTCCTATGACGGCTTGATCGCCGCTGGTCAGCAACTCCGCACTCGTGGGGCTCGCCCTGCGACCATCGGCCAAGTTGGCAAGAACAAGATCCAGAAGTTCGTTATCGTTTCCACAGGCGAAGGCTTGCTTTCCCTCAAGAGCGAATCGAAATATCTGGCCGCATTGAACGCCGCCGCCGCCGCTGAAGGTGAAGGTGCGAAGCAGTTCACTGGTGGATACGTTGACCTCGATGGTCACGTCATCCGTCAGTTTGACCCTGCCGACCACGATGGTTACGGTGCGATCGGATCTCCGATCAATGCCAAAGCCAGCTTGGGCGTTGCAGTCGTCTCTGCTGATGACATCTTGGCCGCAAGCAAGACCTCCCTCACCCTCAAGGGTGGTGGAAATGCTACTGCCGCCGCTAAAACCGCTCCTAAATACTTCAAGTATTTCAGCGGGTACACCTATCCGACTGGTCTCGACCAGACCGAAACGGCCATTAACTTCTCGAATCCTACTGGCACAGCCAGCGGGACGAGCTACACGGCTGGATACGTTCTGATCCTGTCGAGCGGTAAGTATGGTCTGTACAAATACACCACCAACAACGGAAACACGCTGAACATCACCAAAGCATTGGTGCCTTCTGGTGCTTCTGTCGGCGCAAGCAACACCCTCGCTGTCAAAGCCACTACGGCTTCGACTGGATGGAATGCAACCGAAGGCGTGACCCTCAACACAGGTTCGTTTGGTGACACAAAGATCACCAACTCGCACGCAGTTGGGGATCTAATTGTTGAGTGTAACGCACAGGGCGTACCGATTGGGCGCACGATGGTTCTCGGAGCTATGGCCGCAGTTCGCGGTTACGGATCCTTGGACGGCGAGCGTTCCGAAGAGACGTTCGATGGCGAATTCATTCGCAAGACCTACATCACGAGCATCTTTGGGCAAAGCCCTTATGTCCGTGTTGACGGGGAACAACCTAACTACCTCGTATTGAACCATGCGGTTCGTTACGCAGGCCTAGTGTTGCCCGTGGATAACTTCACCGCCTAAGTCTATTGGAGAGCGGGGTCGGGGGGTAAAACCCTCGGCCCCGCCTTCCTTTTATGAAGCTCCTCATCACGATTACTGGTTCTTCTCGATATAACCCATTCATCAGACTCTCTGGTGGGTCTGGTAGGGACTACACATTTACTTGGAACAATGAATTTAACGCCCATGTTTGGAATCGAGGCTTTATAAGCCAAGAGGATTCCTCATCGGTGGATGATATTTTCGCTACGAAAGATGCTTTCTATAGGCCATCAGTTAAGATTCTTAAAGATGAGCCTGTTATTGATGAAACCCCTGCCCCTGTCGCAAAAGCTAAAAGACCTCGTAAGGCGGTGGCTGTATGAACGTCACCCAAGCGATAGACGCAATTTATGAAGTATTCGGCATCCCTAATAACGCATCTGCCCCCGAAATTATGCGGAGGCGGATATTCAACGACCTTAATTCGGCGTTACAACTCATTTGGGCCAAGGGGCATCGGCTCTTGGATTACTACACACGCCAGACGATTACTGCGACGATTTCAGCCAACTCAAATAACGTCACGCTCGATGACTCGGTTGAAGCGGTTCTCGGCCCTGTAAAACGTGTTTCTGATGGCGTAGGCCTTCGCCCGATCCGCACAAGAGGCGAGTACGATTCATTTGCCTCTATTTATGCTGGCAGTCTGACTGCCCTTACTGGTGCTCCACCCCAAGCCTACTTTGCAGACGAGAAACGGCCTTCCCCAGACGCCGCCGATTCAACAAAGATCACGATGTTTGTTGTGCCTTCCCCTACCACAAGCACGGCTCTTTCCGTCGAGGTTTCGATTAAAGCCCCTGCTTTTACAACTAGCGATTATTCGGCCTCCACAATTATCCCAATGCCTCACAACTACGCAGAGACCCTGCTGTTGCCCATCGCCCGCTACCTATCCAGCAGTTCGTTGTTTTTTGCCGATAAAAGCAAACAGAGAGAGCCTTTGTTAAAGGCCGAATATGACAGGGCGTTGAAAACCCTGGAGGAGGCCAAATGACATCATTACAGCTCGCCCAAAGGGTAATCTCGTTCACAAACCTACCGAACGATCCTATTTCAATCCCAGTAGACCAAGCCTCTGCACTAATTGGTGCGATCAATGCTGGGTTTGCGAAATACTACTTTTCAGCCCCTTCTGGCCGTAAGACAACCCCTGTTACCTCATTCCAGCTTGCCCCTGTAAGCGTGTCGGTTGGGCTGACCCAAGGATCTAGGAATGTGACAGGCCTCACCCTGTCCTCTGATACTGACAGGATCGGGGATACTCTTGAAGTCGGTGATCGCAAGTGTCCTCTTGGCATTGGATCTACCCTTCGTGATCCGTGGTCTTTAGCAACTGGGACATATACTGGTCTGCTTTATGACGATGCGATCCCATTGTGGGCACCAATCCGTCGCATTGAAGGGTCTGTAATCTGGGACGAAGACCATCGCCTAACCTTTCTTTCAGAAGCTCCAGTACGCCAAGACACCCTTACCTATTATAGGCAGAGCGGGCTTCCCGCTTACTACACGGCAGAATACCTCGGAGACACTATTGGCGGTGGGGCTAGGGCTTTAGTTCGTGTTATACCTTTGCCCACAAAGGCTTCCTCGATCCGTTTCTCGGCCTCGCTAGAGCCACAGCAGTTAATTCTCGCAGATCTACAGACACCTATCGGCATTTACACCCCAAGCTCTGATATCGAGGCTTTTTTAGTTCCCCTAATCGTTGGGGAGCTGGCGACAACTTCCCTGCTCAAACCAGAACTAGACAAAAACCTTATCGTAAAGAAGGCGGCGGAGTCCTTGGCCTTCTTGAAGTCGTACCACGAACCTATCAGCGGTGCGATGAACAAGATGATGACTCCTGTGGGGTTCTAGTATGGCTCTTGTCGTACCTATCGCATCCTCGGCCAGCGTAATTGAGAACATCCTTTTCAAGGTGCGGAGAGGGATTGCGTTGTCTCGGAATGCTTCACAGGCCAATCCAAACACAGGGGTAATGGTGGATCTCCCAGAAAAGATTGATTTTGAGATGACTCTTCTAAAGACATACCAGTCTTCGTCTTTCCAGAGAATTGTTGGGACTGCGGCCTCCGAAGGTGGAAGTGAGTCAAGGGTCACCACGTCCAATGAATCGTCTGTTACAAGCAAGGTCTCTCGTGATCTGGAGTCGACAAATTCCCAAGAGCAGACTCGTGGTCAAGACTCCGAACAGACATCCCGCATAGGTGTAGGCAATGAAGGCGGATCTCAAAGTTCTCAAGAGTCTGCTCAAGGTTTAGAAGACGAAACCAGCAACGAAAAAGAAAATGGAAAATCTCAGTCTGGCTCAACAGAAGGAAGTAAAGGCAATGGGGCAAGTAGCGACGGAGAGGTTGAAAACAGATGCACATTCCAGAGACACGACGCCCAGAGACTATACGACAAATTCGATTCGGACACAGGCAAGATTGAGGGGATTTCTATTTAAGGAGGCTTTATGGGATACTCATTAGTAGACACACAGAATACATCCGTTGCCAACAATTCTGCGAGCGTATCCTCGTCGAATTCTTCGTCTTCGAGCAATTCGTCAAGCGGATCTTCTAGTTCGTCCAGTAGTAATAGCTCTAGTCGATCCTCCTCGAACAGCTCAAGCAGTAGTCGTTCCTCCTCCTCCAGCAGTAGCAGTAGCCGATCTAGCTCGAATAGCTCAAGTTCTTCGACAAGCCGAAGTAGTTCCTCAAGCTCCTCGACTTCTGGAAGCTCAAGCTCGAGTCAGTCCTCTAGTGGATCTTCGTCCACCAGCTCATCCCAGTCCTCCAGCACGAGTCGCTCTGGAATCTCTAGCAGAATTGAAACTCAGAAGGACGATATCGGTTGTGTCATTCGGTTCAGCGTGCCGATTGTTGTCCAATACCCAGGAGATGTCTCATGAGCCGATCCGAACATCGTGAGTTTATGTCGGAGCGTATGGCAAGAATGGAAGAACGCATGATCTCCATGTCCAAGGATGTAACAGAGATTAAGGATGTCATGGAGAAGAGTTTTTCGAGCTTTGGGGATCTTGCCAACAGGGTCAACGCACTTGAGGGCTTCAAGAAGTTCTTTATTTTAGCCGCATCTGCAGTTGGGTCGCTAGTTGGATTTGCTGTTGAGGCGGCGATAAACTGGAGGAACAGATGACAATCGTTGATCTTTCCGATCTCGATACATTTATCCGTGATTCCCTGTTTGAAGTAAGAAGAGGGATTGCCAACTCGCGAAATGCAACACAGGCAAACCCCTTAAATGGAGTGATGGTCGATCTGCCAGAAAAAATAGATTTCGAGATCATGGTCACATCGGCTCACCAAGGCCTCACAAGAAATGTTGTCTCAAGCGATTCAGATAATTCTTCCGAGGTTACTTCGGAGTCCCAGAAGAGCCTAAACGCATCTATCGAATCTGCTGGGGCAATCTCTCGCACATCCAGCGGAAACTTGTCTCAAAACAACGAAACATCAAGAGAAGGTCAAGCGGAACTCACTAAAGAAATCAGTCAAGAATCCCAAAATACCCAAGAGGGAGACAAGCGGAACGGCAAGGCGGGTTCCGTTGAATCTTCTCAAGATAGTGACAAGAAACAGCAACAGAGCGGGCAATGGCAATCCGACACAAAGAAAGGTCAATCTAGGCAACTTGAGAGACACGCAGAGGGGAATGACCGAGCTTCTAGGACTTTTGATGAGGAAGAGGGAACTTGGGGTGGCCAAGGACAGCTCAATCTCGCAAATCTTCCTGTAACACCATGCACATGTACTTAATCTCATTTTTAATTGTATTGCTTTGCGGGTGTTCAACACCTCGGCAGTCGGCTGACTTTTCTGTAGCGGAAGCTCGTATCGACGAGGCAATCGCTGTCGCCAACCCAGAGGCCAAGAAGCACCTAGTTGTAGCCAAGGCACAGCTAGAGAGTGCCGTACAGGCCTGTAAGCAGACCTCCGTGGATCTGGACGAGGCCGTCAAAGAGAAGAACGAGGCCATTAAGAACGCTGGGGTCTGGAAGGATAAACAGCGGAAGGCCTTGAAGGAGCTTTGGATCTATCGAGGTGCGCTTATCGCTTTAGGGCTATGGATGTTTAGAGGGGTCATATTTGGTGGTATTATGTTTGTGGCTAGAAAGTTCGTAGGGATCCCTTGGTGAAGAAGTTCCTTTCCAAGTTCCAAGGTCTTGGGTCGTTTTGTATAGCCATAATTGTGTTTTGGTCGGCCGCCCCGCTGATCCAGCAGTTTGATCCATCGGCTGGGACGTATGACCGAGGATCCCTGCATGGCCTAATCCTTGGGGCTTCGGCATACCTACTGGCGGTATGGCTGGCGTGGTTTGTTGTGCAAATGGAGTGGCCTTCGATCAACGAGTATATCGATACCTTGAGCTGGCTACAGGACTGGAGAGCCACCAGCAGAACGACCCGCCTCGTCATTGTGCTTTGCCTATGGTGCGTCCTTTTCATAGGAGCCGTGGTATGCCTTCTTGGCTGGCGTTAATCCTAATCCCATTCCTGTCTTTTGCTGATGACCGAGGATGCGTCCTTGTCCAAGCCAGAAAGATGATTGGAGTAAGGGAATGGGGAGTGAATACAGGCCCAGAGGTAGACATTATCCTCTCATCGGTTGGACTTGAACCAGGAAATCCTTGGTGTGCCGCTTTTAACTACTATGTCTTTCGTGAAGCTGGGTATGGCAATCTTGTACCACAAACAGGATGGAGTCCGTCGTGGGTAGTTGGTGGCAAGAGAGTCTCCTATTCACCCCCTGCTTCCGTCTTCGGGATCTACTTTAGTTCCCTTGGGCGTGTAGCCCATACAGGACTGATTGAGCGAACGGAGAATGGGTTTGCGACCACAATCGAGGGTAATACCAACTCGGCTGGGGATCGGGGAGCTGGCGGGGGTGACGGCGTATACCGAAGGAAAAGGTCGATGCGGACGCTCCTGTGCCGAGATTGGCTGAAATGATAGCCCAATTTATTAAAGGGTTAATCGAGCTGTGGGTTGAAAGAAAACCCGAAGAAGAGAGGTCATCCTTCTCTCGTTGGCTGTGGAGCAAGCGTCCTGGTACTCGGACTCCGTGGGATTTTAAGGAAGACAAAGACGGATACGACGACAGATTTGAACCTCAAAAGGATGACAGCTACTACCAATGAAAAAATACCAAAAGTTCATGGCAGGGTTCGACCTCCACGGAGATATGCAAGATAGAGCTGTGACAAAGAAGTTCTTCCAATTTTCTGAGGCATTTAAGCCCGATATTAAGATTATGGGCGGAGACCTATTTGATTTTCGTGGGTTAAGGAAGAAGGCTGACAAGGCAGAACAGGCCGAAAGCCTTTCAGATGACGTAGCCTGTGGGATCGAGTTCTTGAGCAAATGGATGGATGGCAAAGGCACAAAGGTCTGGCTTCGTGGGAATCATTGCCAGCGACTATGGGATGTGGCCGAAAGCGAATCGGACGGACTAAAGCGAGATGCGGCGATTAAAGGAGTCCAAGAGCTGGACGATCTATGTAAGACCCTTGGGATTAAAACCTACCCCTACTCAAAAAGACTTGGGATCCACAGGGAGGGTCGCCTTTGCTTCCTTCACGGCTACGCCGCTGGGGTCTATGCCCTACGCAAAACCCTTCAGAGCTATGGAGAAAATGTCATTATGGGACATACCCACACCATCCAATCCGTATCTGTCGAGGGGCTTGTTCCCAAACAAGGCTGGGTGGCTGGATGCTTATGTCAGCTAGACTACGAGTACAACCGCTCGATGCTGGGGACGCTAAACCACGAGAATGGCTGGATCTACGGACTTATCTTTGACGATGGTAGTTTCGCCGTCTACCAAGCTAGGCAGATCTCTGGGAAGTGGATCTTGCCGATGGATTTTAAGGAGATTTAGCCTTTGGCAACAGGCGGTAGTGCGGAATCATTCTGCCGTAAGGTGCTTTTTTACCATTTTCAGACATTAAGCATCGGTAGCTCTTTGTTTCGGCAAGACCAAGCTTAATCATCTTTTTGATTACCTTGCTGGTGTGGCAAGCTGATTTGCCAAGCTCTTCGGAGATCTGCTTGACCGACTTCCACCCAGCGGGAGGTGGCTCAACTTTCTCCCTTAAATGTTTCTGTAAGGCTACAGCCCACTCGCTTTTCATCGGAACTCCGCACTAAACCTAGCAAAGGCACACTTCGGGCATCCAATCCCCTTCTTGAGATTGTCGTAGGCATTCTCAGCCATTCGGGTTGTTTTGTTTGGATTAAAGGCAAGCTGTGAAAGCCTGTGAGAGGCCTCATCATTGCTTGAGACCAGAAAGCCAGTCTCTTGGTCTCTAACGAACTCTGGGATGCCTCCGTGGGATGCTCCTACCACAACAGCTCCGCTGGTAATTGCCTCAAAAAGGACTCTGGGGGCATTCTCATGTACTGGATACCACATCAATAAAGCGTGGGCGTCTCGGAAGTAGTTAGCCAAAGTCGCTGGGCTGTAGATATGGGGGATAAGCTCGGCGTTGATTCTGCCGTGATAGGGATGCCCTTCTTTGCCCACATCACCCAAGAGAGCCTCCCCCTCCCTGCCCCATCCAATGACATTCAGTCTTGTTGTGACCCCGACAGGAGCTGTCACCTTGAAGAACAGATCCCACATATCCCTTGGGTATTTGAAGGGTTCATCGTCCCTGCCAATTCTTAATACATTGAGAGTATCTAGGGACTTATTGGAAAACCTTAACCTTCCCCATCTACTATCAATGTTGAAGAAGGGGAAAACGTGCTGGAGATCCGCAGAAAGCCCTACTTCGTTTAGGCGTTTAGCAAGCTCCCCAAGCTGGTAGTTCGACTGGCAAAGTATCTTTAGATTCTTTGTCTTGGCTATGCCTACTAGCTCCTTGTCCCGAAGAACATTCATACAGGGCCAGTACACAACTTGCCGAGGAGTCTCTTCGTGCCTAGCCAGATACTCAAAAATGCTGTCCTCACACCAGCACCAGACATTCTGGTCGTTGAACATACCAGGACTATATGCTTCCGTGGCTACCCCTAGAGAATCCAAGTACCGCCTTCTAGGCTCGTGGGTTGAAAGGACATCTGTTCCCTGTGGAACAACACAAGTGACCTCGACTCCGTTGTCTCGGAATAGCTCGATGGCGTGCCCTGTTTCGGGTCCCGCCCCACCGCATTGATGCAGATAGCCCCAGATATAAACCTTCATAGTCTAGGCATTTTCCTCTTGAGCTGAAACCAAGCAAAGAGACCACGAACGATAGTTCTCTCAAGGTGGTCAATGGCTGTCTCGCCGTTATTGTCGGGCTGGGGTTCGTTGAGGTGGATCTGTTGCTGGGCAGTTACAGCGTGTTTGATTGCCCTACAAATATGGTAGTCGTAGGTGGGCTTATCCTTATGTAGCCATTCGCCATAAGCCGACTTAGCCGATCCGTTACTCATAATTCTCCAAGTTATCTCGGCGGCCGCACTAGCCATCTCGGCAATGGATGGAACGTGTTTCGTGTCTTCTGTCATGTCTTTCATAGCCACTCGTCTCTCTTTCTGGCCATCTCTGGCCTATTGATATCAAAAGTGTAATTCTCCATCCCACGGATCTCCCTCATGTCCACGCATCGGTGTTCCCCTGTTGAGCAGATCTCGACCAAGTAGATTGGGTTATGGGAGATGCCGTAGTCGATGGTGGCAATCCATAGAGCCTGTCCGAGCGGAGTCTGAACCCAGCGAGGGCTTGGCAGATAGCTGGTCATTTGACCCTCTTCCAGATCTCGTCGTTCCTATCGAACCTCAGAGACCAAGTCATAACCTTGTTGTAGATCGAATAGCCCCAGCCAAACCTCAGAATGGTGTTGGATATGAAGTCCCCGATCCAATAGAGAGTCCAAGCCAAAGCTCTCATTTAACCTCACAGGGCGGAGACGCTTGCCGTGCGTCAAATGCCCTCCTCCAGAGAGTTTTCTTTAGTCCGTCAAAGTCCTTCCGCTTAACTCTGTCAGTAATAAACCAGAGTTTAGATCCACTCATTTCACAGGGAGCAGAAGCCTTCTTCACCTCCTCCGTGAAGCAGTAGGCCTCAATCGTGTATGTTGGCATCACGCCCTTAACTAGGATCAGCTCCCCTTCGTCCCTGTCCTTCACCTTCCACTTGCCGTCTTGGGAATGCTTAACATCAATGTTGGTGTAAGGCAGATCCCCGCTACCAGATCTGTAGGTGTCCACAGATCCGTCCCAGTAGAGGCCTAGGTACTTTGCCACAGCCATTTCAGCCCCAGCGGCCTCAACGTGCTGACCCCAAGACATTACAGGGTTAACTGGGTATACATCTCGAGATTCTTTGTTTAGAGCAGACTTGTTCCTAGCCGACCCCACAAGGACAGCCACCTCGGACTCGTACTTTTCTAAACGGACAACGATCACATCCGTTCCTCCAGAGCCTTGGCCTTGTGCCTCTTTGCAAGCTCAAGCGACTCTTTTGCCATTAAAGTTACGGCTTCGTAATGGGTTAAGCATTGCTGGATCGAGTGAACCATAGGAGTTGGAGCTGTCTTTGAGATGGAGCGAAGTAGCTTGTTACCATGGTCAAGGCTGTCCAAGAGTCTTGAAAATCTCTTTACGCTCATAGTCTCATCTCCGCCCGCTTTGAGGACTCGAACGAACGCCAGACCTCGATCTTGGCTTGCGCTCCAATCATCAACCAACGCAGACGCTCCTCCTCTTGAACGGCTTCCTTCAATCCAAGCAACAGCTTCTGGTACTCCTCGTGGGAGTAGGCCTCTCGCTCCTGGGCGGCGATTGTGACCATCCCGTCGCCGCTGGCATCCCGCATCAAGATGGCCTTCTTGGTCTTTCTGAATTCCTCCAGATAGATGCGGTTGGCCTTGGCCTGTGCCAATGGCAATGCGTTGTCTCGGATAAAGTCTAGGGCTTGGAGTGGTTCAGTCATAACATTTTGAGATCTAGGAGGACTTCTTGGCTCACCTCAAATCGACGTACTTTTTCCATCCAATTTCGAGCCTCTTTGGTTAGAAATGCGTGCCTAATAAGCCTCTCCTCGTACAGGGGCACCTTTCTATTAAAAAACCAGTCGTAATGTTCTTCATCCTTATTGGGCAAAATGCTCAACAGAGAAGCCGTGTATATTTGGTTCAAACGTCTTGCTCTACTTAGCATAAGGTTGTCTCGGTCACTTCTGAACTCATAGTCATAGACAGCCATCATATCATCCTCTGGATTGAGCGAACTGACCGACGAAGAACCCTAGAGATCCTTCGAGTGTCCCAGCCCAGCTTGCTTAGATTGCGAGCGACTTGGTATCGGGCATCAGCTCCAACGCCATATCTGTCGTGGCGTAGGACGATATCCATTGAAACGCCAACATTCTGGCATTCCTTTTCAAGTTGATCGTCATCGGTTTCGGTGGGCTTCATGAGACGCTTGCCCTCTAGGACTTCAACTCGTTCTTCCACCTTCTTTACTCGCAACCCGAGGGCCGCGACCATTCCTGTAGTTAGATCTTGTTGGCTTATCATTGTTTTGTGACCTCTTTTATGTTTTGTGACTTTATGGTGTGGGTTTCTTCTTTCTCATCGAGGAGTTCTCGAAGTGCTTCTTTTAGTGCTGGCGATCCTTTCACCAGCTCTGCGGGATCCTTGATCTGTTGATGGGCGACCATAATCTGCTGGCGTTCCATCGGGCGTCCGATGGCGTAGGCCAATGCCAGTTCGCAAGACTTGAGGCGGGTTGGGAAATCCACGACCTCGTCGGCCTGTTGCCTTTGTCCGTCCCATTGAAACTTGGTTGCCCCCAGACCTTCCTTCAACACAGACAGGATGGTCTTCTGCATATCTGGTGAGTTCAGCTCGTTTTCGAGCCACTCAGTCTTTTTCTTGGAAAGTTCGGATACTTTTTCTCTGGTAGTTAGGGTTGGCATGCGACCTCCTTATTTGCGTTCGCCATTTGGAATGCTCTTTCCCACACAGCCTTCGGCGTTGACGCTTGGAGCATCGCCAAACTAAGTCTTTCTCTTACTGCAGTTCCGATTAGGCCAACGACCACATCCACGGAGTTGTAGTCAATGGGGTCTGGCCGAGGGCTATCGCACGAAGACTTTTGGACTGGCTTGCCTTGAATCTTCGGCCTTACGTCATTTGAATCCGAACGGCGGGCGCAGTTCCTAGCACAGGCTTTCCAGTCTAGGACAGCACTACGACCACCTAGCTTCCAGCCGTTGGCTTCGTAGTAGTCAAAAGCCTTCTCCGCATCCCCAGCATTCCAGCCCTTGATGGTATTTGCGTACTCAAGCCACTCTTCACGAGTAGGCTTGCTACTCTTTGGGGATATGTCCCTTTGGGGACATTCAGCATCTTTGGATCTATGGCGGATCTGGCGTTCCCGATCCGACTCCCTTACAGCTTCATCCCTCCGCATTCTCCTTGAAAAAACAACATTCTTTTCGTCCCTGCTGAAAACTCCATTGGCCTCAAGCTCCTCAAGCAACTTCCTGGTGGTCTGGGAATCCTCTCCAACAATCCGAGCTATTTGCTCCACGGATGCTGGGGTTCCACCTATCAGCAAGAATCCGTGGGTATTGGACTTTGCCATCATTGCCAGTAGATCCATCCAAAGACCCCTTGCCCCAATCGAGCAAGAGCGAAGGCTTTCGTCGGATAGCCAGTCGGATGGGAAGAATTTAATCCAAGGTAGTTTCATAGTTTTGTAATCTTTACTTCGATGCAGGGCTTTTCTGTCTTCCCCGCATATAGTTTTAAGGTTTCGCCAGCAACGATCTGGCTGTCATCCACCCAGAACATCGCCTGTGTAAGTGCGTCCTGTAGTGGTTTAAGTAAGTTGTCCCTGTCTGGACGGACTGGAGCTGGCTGACGGCCATTAGCCTTAAGCCTTTGGGGTCGCCTTAGTACAAAAGTAACATCGCAACGGAGTGGCCCTTGGATCTGCTCCTTGGCGTATTGTTTGGAAGCAAAGATCAGCTCCCGCACATAAGCCTTGGAAGAAGAGTCACGGAACACCCTTGGCCTACCGCCCTTGCTAGAGAAGCGGAGACCAGACTGAATCGTCTTGGGTTCGATGTTTAGTTTGAATTCCATGTTTGCCAGCACGCTTTCAGTTTGTCCAAAACACTCCGCTTGTTGCCCCGAAGAGAGACGACGAGGTTTTCCCCTGTCCTATCCAGATCCACGACGGCTTGCTCAGTGCTTTTTAGCACTTCATAAGCACACTCCTCGGTGATCTCCATCGCCCCATATCGGAAGGCGTAGAGGGCAACCACGTTCTGCCAGAAGTTCGTCTGCTTCCGTGCGGATCCAATGACTTGTTCGGGTTTGGTTTTTTGAGGCCTATTCATCGTCTTTCTCCTTTGCTTTGGGTTGCCCAGACCAATGGTGGTACAGGGCTTGCATGAACTTGCTTCGCTGTCCTTTCGTCTGATCTCCACGGCTGTCGACAAACACATCTGGGCTTTCTTGGAACTCGACCAACACCAGATAGGTGGCGTTGGATTCCTTTAGGCTCGAAATAGCCTTGATTGCCTTTTCATCTGCCTTCACGCCGCCAACCTCATTAGTTCTTTCTGTCTGCGGGGGCCTTTGCGGGTTGGAGGAAGGGCAACAAGCTCGTGACCGATGAGGCTGGCTGGAATTGAGCTTGTTGCGTTCGAGTAGCCCTTTCTCTTTGCGTAGTCTACGGATTCCCGACGAACCTTAAATAGTCTGGCTATATGGAATGTTGACATCCCGCCTTCCTCCAAGGATTTCCATTCAGACCAGCGTTTTGCAACCTCTCCAGCAGAGCGACCATACCTACCAGTCTTGGTTCTTCGATAGGAGGTGACCCTGCTGTGCTGTGCAACGACAAATCTCAACTCTTTAGCTAGATCCATCGTGACTTGTGTGTTGGCGTGCATCATCCGCTCAAATGCCGTCACACGCTCCTCAAGGAACATGATCGTTTTGTGCTGTTGCCAGATTTGCTCGTTCAAGAGGCTGACCTCAGAGCCAGCCACAAGTGTCTTAATCTTTTCGTATATTGATTCTCTTTCCATATTTCTCCTTATGACCTCATCAGTCGTTGTGAATTTTTCATTTCAATGATGTCGGCAAGCACCGACTCGATTTTTGCCTTAGCCTCCTTCTCCTTAAGACCCGCCTTGGACGCCAAGCTCCTTGTCGCATCAGTCAAGGAAACAGAGGAAGCACCCATCGCAACTTCTTCGCCAAACGCCTCTTTGATGAGGTGGTAGGCAGAGGCAGAGCTGGTGATGGATCTCCGCTTGCTGTTGATTAACTTCCAACCAGGAATCTCGCCTCCAGCGTCGAGGATTTCTCTCGCCCGCTTACGAACATTCTCAATCACGGATTCAGCCAAGGTGCAGACCTCCAGAAGCCTTGGGAGCTGGCTGGGGTCGATAACCGCTGTCGAGCTTGTGGTCGTGAGGGTCTTTGTGGCTTCCTGTGCTTCTGGGCAGATCCCTGTGGCTTTGCAGTACTGACACCAAGGACCAACTTGGCGGGAGGCAGACTTATCTGCGATCCTGTCCAAGGCCAACAAGGTGCGTTCCCGCTCAAGTCGGATCTCTGACCGAGTCATCTTCTGCAAGACGATTGGGTTGTTGGGCTGGAGAATGGTCACATAAACCTCCTCAAGTCCGTATTCGTCGGCCGCCAAGAAGGCCAATACCCGAAGCTGGTGGCTCTTCTCGGTGGGAACGATCCCCATCCCTGTCTTGTAGTCTACGATCAGCCCACGCTTAACGATGGTATCCGTCCACAAAACAAGGTCGGGCTTTCCAGTCATCAGCGGAGTTTCCCCACGCTTCAAAACAAGTCGCTGTTCCCTGCTGGCGGTCAGCTTGCCCTTAAAGGTTTCGTCTACGGCTTTGACCTCAAGGCGAAAGGCCTCTACGGCCTGTTTCTCCATCTCTTGCAAAAGCTCGGCACATTCCACCTCGTCGGCGTTGGGTAGGTCATTGACCTTTCCGTCAGCCAAGGCGAAGTGAATCCGATCCCCTCTTTTTGCTTCTGGCCCAGTTTCCGTGTCTGGGATCAGCTCCTCTAGTTGCACCGAGCCGACGCAGTTTGTCCACCGCTCGGCCTTTGATGCACTAGGAAGCCCCATCCGTCCGTCATCAAATGTCATATTGCTCCTTCCGAGGCTCTCGCCCGTATTTCGGTTTGCAGATGTTTGTAGTAGAGGCTTCCAGTCTCCCGACCCTTCGGGAATTCCGACCAAGTCTTCTTGTCCTGTTCAGCCGTCCACTTACCGCTTCGCATTGCCTCAAGCCTGTCGATGGCCTCCTTGATTGAGGCAGTCTTCATTTTATTTATTTTCAATCTATTAGCTCCTTCCGCACCCAGTCGATGGCTGTGCAAAAGCAAGCCACCAAGAAAACGAGACCCGACACCCCCAGCCCTACGCCCAGAAGGATAAAGACTATGGTGTGGATCCATGACAGGAGTTCTTTCCAGATCGAAAAATCAGAAGGGGAGGTCATCAGATTCATCGGCTCCTCCTTGAGGTTTCTCGGGGTTTTCAATCAGCACTTCGGCAATGATCTCGTTACGCTCGACATCCTTTTTGAAAGGCTTGCCGTCATTGGCCAATTTCAAGTCTTGGGAGGCCAGCCATTCGAGGTAGCGAAGACCATCCTCATCCTTGGCAACTTGGCGAATGGTCAGACCCTTGTACTTCCCAAAGGTCAGAGCCATATCACGAGTCGGGGCGTTGGGGTCACGCTTTGGCATCGCCTTGGCTTCCCGAACAATCGCCTCTGCGAAGTCTTTCTTGAGGGACTTCTCCTCTTCCTTGACGATCTCAAGCTTGGGGGCTGGAGCTGGAGTAGAGACGATCTTCACAGGGGCTTGGTTTGCGTAGGAAGAAGAGAAGCCACCTTCTGGAACTTCTTCGGCTGGGGTGACAGAGAGGTTCTTTACTCCCATCAAAGGCACGCAAGAGGCCAGAGCCATCTTACAAACCTTGGACGCCGCGCGAGTCTGGGCCATCGAGCGTACTGCGTACTCGGGAGCTGACTTCCAGCGACTTTCTGTGCGGTCACAATATCCTTCGGCCTCTGCCACAACTACTCCGTCATCCACACGTTTTAGGTAGGCTTTGGCAACAAACCCTTCGCCTTCCTTGCGAACCTCGCCACCGCTGACTACAAAACCAAATGCGTTCGCCATCATCGCCCAACCTGGGGACTGGATATATTTCTTTCCTTGGATCTCGATTGTCTGGCCAAGCACCCCTTCACGGACGGCGTTGGCAACGGCGATATTGCGACGATGCAACAAAGTCGGATCTGCTAACTGATTTTCTGGAACTGCTAACTGAGTTGTCATGATGTTCTCCTATACTTTTTCTATTTTGGGTTGGAGAAGGCGTTCGGCCTCCTCCGCAGGGATAAGTCCGTTACGGCAAATAATTGAGCCAGCTTCGATAAGCTCGAAGACTTGGCAGAGAGAGAATCCGAGGCGTTTAGCGAGTACGAGTGGAGAGAGTCGGGAAGCGAGTGTTCCCTTTAATGGCTTAGATAAGCTAAGCGAAGCATTTGACCAAAAATTTTTTTCTACTTCGGATTTTTTATCAGTTAGGTTAGCGATTTCGCTTTCGAGAATTGACTTGTCTAACCTAAGCGGGATTCCGCTGTTACCATAAACATTGTATGAAGTTTGATGTGCATCGCTTCGGTTCGATTTTTTATTTTCGCTTTGCTTTAATATCGGTTGGGTAGTCGATTTCCCTCGAGGAAAGTGTGTTGGGGAAGCTAAGCGTTTTGGGTCGTTTTTAGTAAATATTGTATCGCATTCAGAGGCATCGCTTGGGCTTCCCGCCTTTGAGTCCGTTTTGGCGACACGCAATTCGCTTCTTTTCACTGCGAGATCTCCCACCTTTTGCACCGAGAATTTTCATCAGACTGGAAACTTTTTCTGAGGTGCATCCACCAGAGATTGCTACACCGACCTCATTTGTCACCAAAAATCTTTCAATTCTTTTTCGAGCCCTCTGGGAGGCCACGACAGCTGGCGACATTAGGGCTTCACGCCTCGCCTTGACTGCGGGATCGATGTCTGGACAGGCTCTGGAGCAGTCCACACAGCCCTTCCTAGAGCCTCGCCAGCAAGACAGCACAGGCTGGAACTCTGATTCTAACTGTGCCTCGTGACTGAGCGGGTAGGTGTTAGATCCCCTCTCCGACTTGGCGTACCAACGGCCGTCTACCTCCGTCAGAATGCAATCTGCTCCCGCTTTGAAGCCGACGGCGAGTTGTCCCCACGACTCCCCTCCCATGCTTCTACTCGGGCAATACCTTAATTTCATCATGCAATCGTGTACTATTCCGTGCGAAAGAGTCATAACCCCATGGTTTATAGGACTTAAACACGACCCTATTGTCCCCTCTGGGCTATAAGATGGATGCACCGAAATTAACCTCATAACTGAGGAATAAAACTAAAGAGTAGTTAATTTATCAAATCCAAAAAAAGGTGTAAAACACCGCAAGGTGTTGAACACCATAGACTTCATATTGGTGTTGCCCTGCATGCCAAAGCTTGGGTACTCGTATGCATGCCAAATAAGCGTCATCCAGCTAGGAAGTTCATAGGCTTTTGGGCTACGGCCTTTGTAAAGGACTCGCTTCAAAAGCATGCCCTCAAACAGCAGATTACTCTTTCAGTCTTGATGGCCGACATATTGCACGAATATTTATTGAAAAAACGCAACGCGAAGGGACGCTATAACAGAGAGAGAAATTTCGAATACCATGAGAGCAATTTTAATAGACCCGAAGGCAACCCCAGCAATTAGCGAAATTCAGATAAAGGGCGATCTGGCTGGGATTCAGAATCTGGTCGGCGGCTACATCGAGGCTATTGGAATTGGTAGCGATGTTTTATTCGTGGACGAAGACTGGAGCGTCAAAGAGCCATCGAAACGGCACAAGGGCGAGTTCCTTGTCGGGAAAACAAAGGTCGGTGGGCGTGGCCTTATCCTTGGCCCAAAAGGCGAGAAGAGTACGAAGCTCAAACTGCTGGAAGCCTCCCAGTTAATTACAATTCTTTAATTAAGACTGACTCGACTGGCTTGGAGTCTGACGGCCTCTGCCTTTAAGTGAGCCATAGCCAAGCGAGTTCCCTGTCTGCATTTGGTGATGCTCGTAAGGGTCTTGTCTAAAGCGTCCGTCATGTCCCCTGCACTCTCCTCGATCTGCCATTCCAGTCCGTGTCCTGGCGCCTGTTTCATTTTTCCCCATTGGAACGGAGGTTGCACATCCACTCCCCACTTCTCGTAAAGGATGTTCATCGGCTCTGGGTGACACCACAGGAAAGCTCTGGTCGACCAAGTATCCGTATTCTTCTTAATCGAAATCATCGCCGTCCAAGTCTGGCTTTCTACGTTCGGCCCGACTAAAGCCACAAGGCTCTCATCCTCGGTAAGTATTCCAGAAATGGTGAAGGGATGTTCCTTCTTCAACTGCTCAAGCGAGGGAATTCCCTCTATCTGATATAGTTTCACACCTTCTCTTGTACCCTCACGAAAAGCGAGGTCAAGCGTAAGGTGGAAAAATTAAGCAGATTCAGTAGTTACATCCAGCCCAGTAGCGGCCAGAACGAACTGAATGGTGTAACTGGTGGTGATTAAGCCAGTAGTCGAATTGACGCTAGAAGATTTACTAAGCGTCATCCTGTTGGGTTGGTCGGCAGTAGCCTTGGCCAAGTAAGACTGATAAAGCTGTTCCACTATTCCGTAGTAAATCTTGCGGATGTCGCCAGTAGTTGCGTTGGCCTCGGCAGTAGTGATCTCTGGGAGAGTTGCATTTGTATTCCCATTGATCCCGAAATTGATTGCCGCTGTAGTTCCGCTACCCGAGAGGGTGTAACCCGCTCCCAGCCAGCCCGATGGTGTTGCGCTAAATGCCATAGGTCGAAATGTGGCTATTCCCCTAAGTAAGCCAAAAGGTTTCTGCGTATAGGCGACGCATAGCTTTGGGAACAGATGCGGACTCCAACCCATGACCCAGGTTGGAATACATAAGCTCAAGTATATCGCAGACAAATGGAATGTCTGGATTGACGGCTATTCCATCCCCTTCCCCGACCTCAAGGAGGCTCAGTCCTACTTGGACTACATCAATAGCTGGGCTTCCCAAGGTGAGGTTATTTCATACGACGCAATCCACGAAACCTTGATTTGGGTGAACAGAGGCAAGACCAGCATTAACGCCAACCCAGCCAAGGGGCACGTTGCACCATCGCCCCACAAGGTACGAAGAAATAAAGACACCAAGCACGCTGACAACGTCAAGAACCACAGGAGGGCAAAGCTTATCACTTCGCCCGACCCATACGATTTTCGCAACACGAAAGGACTCTGACTTATGAAAACACAACTAACCATAATCGGAACTAACCACGGCAAGGGAACGAGCCGTATCTGGCTGGAAGGCAAACGCCTCGTGGAGGCGGGGTTCGAGGTCGGCACTCGGTATGACCGATACGCCAGCCTCACCCAAAATGTCATCGAGCTTACCGCCAACCCCAAGGGGAAATACAAGGTCTCTGGCAAAGGCGACAAGCCGATCATCGACATCAGCGGTGGTGTAGTAACTAGCACTTTTGCGGAACAGATCTCCAAGTGTTCCCCGCAAACCCCTGTTGTTGAGGTCAAGTACTCCAAAAGCGAAATCCGTATCACTGGAGCGGGCTGTCGGTGACGATATTGTCACTATTCGACTACTCTGGTGCGTGGCCACGGCCTTATCACGAGGCTGGCTACAAAACGATCCAAGTAGACATCAAGCACGGCGACGATGTTTTAGACATCACCGAGGCTTGGCTGGATAAGGTCGGAAAGATCCACGGCATCTTGGCCGCCCCGCCCTGCACTCACTTCTGCGTCTCTGGGGCTAGGCACTTCTCCGCCAAGGATAAGGACGGACGCACCTCCGAGGGGTTGAAGCTACTCCACAAAACTATGTGGATTATCCAGAAGACAGATCCCAAGTGGTGGGTCATCGAGAATCCTGTGGGTCGCATCAACAGCCTGTATCCCGAAATGGAATATTTCGGCCCGACCTACTTCCAGCCTTGGCAGTATGGGGATCCCTACACCAAGAAAACTGGTCTGTGGGGCAAGTTCAAGATGCCTCCTGTACGCAATCCAGTACGTCCGATTATGTATACCAACTCCAAGGGGCAGAAGGGTTCGTGGATGTGGGCGAAGCTGGGTGGCAACAGCGAGAAGACCAAGGAACTGCGATCCCTCACCCCTGCTGGGTTTGCTCAAGCCTTCTTCGAGGCCAATCCGTAACCAAAAACTTGCAACACGAAAGGACTACATCTTATGAAAACAAAAAACCGAACCAAACTAAAACCCACAACCGACCTCGTCTGGGTCGATATCGCCTACACGCCAGTTCCATCAGCCCCAAGGGTTTATGGATTCATGTCTCCAGACCTCATCCCAGTCATTAACGGACTGCTAAACGGAGTTTGTCACTCAGTTGTGATAGACGGAGTTCCGCTTGAGGACTACGGCGATCAAAAGAAGGCAATTCGCCGCAAGGCCACCAAGTGGGAAGAGGTCTCCAAATGACACGCATCCCATTCTTCATTACTTGGGAGGATGTCCAAGACATCGCCAGACGACGGGATTATATCCTAGACAAGAAGCTGTCTTGCAGACTTCTCGCAGACATTGAGAGCGGAGTCCGAGGATGGTTTAACGAGACCAGAGGAGATGCAATTTGTGATTCCCTTGAAGCATTCCTTCCAGACAAAAAGGAACTAAAGAAGCTGGCTGAATACAAAAGCGGGAAAAGGCACAAGGTAACGATCTATACCATCACGGACGATATTAGTAATAAGCACGGCTCAATGGAGGAGCATATTCTCGAATCGTATGCAGACGACGCAGAAAACAATGCCCACGGATGCGTCACAAGAGAAGAAAGTGAAGAGTATATGACCGACAAGGAGCTGGATGCTTGGGCTAAAGCTAACGGAGCAAAAAAAGAGCTGGCCGAGTGGAGAGAAGCCCAAAACTTGGCTACGGCAAAGGACTAAAGCTTATGAAACAAGAAGTAAGACTCCAAATAGATGTAAGCCTAACCATTGACGCCAAGCACGACAGGGAGGCTGTTCGCCAAATCCTTGAGCGTGGCATCCGTCAAATGTTCCCCAACAACCACAAGAAATATCATTACGCCTACTTTGCCGAGGAGAGCGACATTTACTCCACGGAAACAGGCGAGGAAGGCGACGGCGTCAGATGGGAGTACCTGTTCAAACAGCGGGTCAATGATCCCCACGAGCCTCGTGAATACAACGATGCCGAGGGCGTAGTGACAATGAGGGATCTGGCGTGAACCGCCTATTCCCCTTGTTCCTAGCCATCATCCTTGCCATCGGTGGCGAGTATAAGATTACCCACACTTCTGGGCGGTCTACCTTCTGCAAGGTTGAGGGAGTCACCCCAGACGGAGACTATGTCGTTCGTCGCCCAAAAAAGATCGTTGGGTATAATAACGGCCATATTCCAATCATCATTTGGGACAAGGGCTGGGTCGTTATATCTGCCCTCGACATATCTGAGGCCAAGCTCATCCGTCCACCAAAGGCCGCCGAGGACACTTCTTGGAACAGGCTTAACAAGACTTGGATTCCAGAATCAGAGCTACCAGAAGTTCAATGAAGCTACTCCTTCAAACACTTCTCCTGGGCTTGATCCTAAAATGCG